CGCGTAACAAACTTTCCAACGTCACGCATTGCAGCACGAGTCAGCTCCCGGATGGTATAATTGCAAGCATCCACGTTCGAGACGTATTCAACATTGCCTTTCTTGAATTTTATAACGCTCTTAGGAAGGCTCATCGCTTGTCAACTCCCCTGTAGCAGACAATCTCCAGCGCATTGCCGGTTCGATACGTCCGCAATATGTCATATATGTCCGTGGTCGTGTTTGACGGGTAATCACCCAAACTCGGCGTTAAGCCCTCGGACGGATTGACCTCTGGAGGAAATGGCGTGTAGCGAAGCTTCTTTTCTTCGTCATAGTCAAGATAATCGGCTATCACGAATTTGATCTCAGGCTTTAGCCCTACGGCTGCTGCCTGGTAAAACTCGCTTTGGCCAATACTCTTCACCTGTGCGAAAACCGCACGCTCCGTCTGCGTTGTTACCATGTCCCCATACTCGTTAACCGTCCTCGTATCCTTGATCAGATAAATGACGTCATTATACATCCTCTGTCACCTCCTCTGGCACTTCCAGAGTGGATTTCCTGATATTGTCGAGCTGGTATTTAAAAGAATCCGTGTATTTTTCAGCAATGGAAGGCTCGGAGTAGTAGGCAAGAGCATAAGTTTTCAGCGCCGTCTCCACGATCTCAAGCGAGCTGTTGGCGATCTCCGCCGATACTCCAGCACGCTCCATCTCCTGTCTTCCGGACGCGATCACATCGGTGATTTCATTGTCAAGCAAATTATGTGATATTCTGAGCGCCAGCTTTACCTTATCATTGATCGTTGTTGCCATTGTTTTCTTCGCCTCTCCTGTACTGTAAATACGTTTCCTCGGTGACAACCGTTTGCGACACGTGACCGACCTTAATGCTTGAATCACAATAGATCCTGTACCCGCTCCGCTTTGCCCTCAGGCAGAAGGAAATGTCCTCGCCAAACTGAGGCATCGGAGTGAAAAGCGCCTTTTGCTCTTCCAAAACCTTTTCCAAAACCGAAGCTCTCATCATCACGCATCCGAAACCGCAAGCGTCAACCTCAAATAATGAGTTCTTTGGATAATCCGAATAGCCGTTTACGATGTTTTCATCCGGCGTGAGTCCAAGTTTAATGGTTTTGTAGATCACGGGAGAAAATGGTGCCCTTCTGCGGAAACAAATCGGCGCCACGATGTCGTAACCCTCGTCCATGCGCTTCATCAGCCTTTGCATCAGATCCGGCTCGAACACCATGTCAGAATCAATCCACAACACGTAATCGAGCTTTTCCTTGATTGCAACCTCTGAAAGAGAATTGCGGCTGATATATACAAGTGATCCAGGATTCCTCGTTTTGCTGATTTCTCCCACGGGAATTAAATTGTCAAGGCATTGATCAAAAAGTGTGCAAGTCTGATCCATGCACGGAATTGCCACCATAGTTTTCATTTTCGGCTCCTTTCATTTTCGGCTCGGCTCTATTTATGGCAGAGGGAGGAGCCGAACTCCCCCCGCCAAAGGAACCCCTTGCGGGGAAACCTTGCTTATACGGACAAAGCTACCTTCACGATCGCATCGGTCTTTGCAAGTGCGGAATCGAAAGCGGCAAAACCACGATAAACGATGGTGCCGTTGTTGAATCCAGCTGCCTCGGAAGACTCAACGTTAACCGGGATGGACAGGTTGCCAACGATGTCGGTGAACTTGCCAAGGTAGATAGGGAACTTCGCGCTGGTCACGTAATCATCGATAACCACGGGATAGCCCATAATCTTGCCAATGCCGGTTGCGGGATCGGTAACAAAGATGGGTCTCTTACTCTCGTCCAGGATGTTTGCAACCTTGGAATACAGAGTTCTCTTGTGCATGAGGAACTTAGCCTCTGCGTCATATGCTGCGGGCAGCTTGGAGATCAGCTCGGTGATGTCGCCGTACTTGTATGCGGTTGCGCTGAGTACGGTTGCCTCAATGTAGGTGTTTGCGGAAAGACCGTTGCTTGCGTCATTCAGAATGTAATCATCAATGGAGCGAGCAATGTCACCAGCAAGCATATCGCTGATCCATGCGATGAAGGCATCCGTTGCCATGTTCTGAGCGCTCTTGGAAATCTCGATGATCTTAGCGAACTCGTAAGCGCCGAGCGTTACGGTCACATAGGTGTTAGCTGCAGCGCTGATGGTCTGGCCCTCAGTGTGCTTAGCTGCTGCAGGACGATCTCCCTCGGCAACAAATTTCAGATTTCCAGCTACCTGGAACAGCGTGATCTCGCTGAGCATGGGAGCCAGCTTCTTCATTTTCTCAAAAAATACGTTGGTCACTTCATCAGGAATAGCTCCCTGGATGCCGGCCTGCGCGATCGCTCTCGCCTCAACTTCATTTAACTCGCGGCGCTGAAGCTTCTTTACCCATGCGTCACGATACTCTCTGGATGCAGTAGTGAACTCGTTGTTCATATTGTTGTTTCCTCCTCTTTCGATAATTTTGGACGGCTTTGCCTGTCCGTTTTCAAGATCTTTTGCGGCAAGAGCTCTCTTCTCTGCTTCGTCAAGCTCTGCCTTTCGTGCCTGAAGCTGCTTCATCTCTTCTGCCCTTTTCTCTGCCTCTTCGGGATCCGTGATGCCGCGAACTTCCTCTTCCAGCTTTGCCATTCTTTCAATGACTTCAGCCAGATTCATTTCTTCAATCTTCATTTTTCTTTCCTCCCGCTAATGCGTAGAAATAATAGAACTGTGCCTTGGCTGCGTCCAGCCTTCTTTTTTCCTCTTGCTCCTTCTGCTCCGCAAGTCTCTCCGCTTGCTCCATCTCAATCACTCCGTTGACATAGTTTCGAGCTGAAATTGCAGATATATCTGTGCCCGGATTTGCCGGGAAAGATACCGCTGAAACATCGAAAACCTTTCCGATCTTCTTGATTGTTCTTGTGTGCGTGTTCATGTCATAATCTTCATCCTCGACAATAAACGCAAAGCTCATCTGGTCATACATGCCAGCCTTAATCTCTTCGTACATCTCGCGTGCGGATGCCGTTTTCGACAGATTCGTTCTTGTATAAAGGCCCTTATCGTCCGCAATGACGGAAAGCGTGTTGTTTCTCGTCCTTGCAAACACGGTGCCCTGGTGATCCTTGCAGAAAATGACGTCACTCATGTCCGCCTCGTCAAATGCCTTTGGATCAATCCGCTCCTTATAATCAATTCCGTCATAGCTCAGAAGCACGTATGGCTCAAAAGTGGACGCATATCCTTCCACCATATAGTTTTCTTCCTCGCCCTCGCTCCTCTGCTCCATTCCAAAGAGCGCCATCGGAACGCTTCTGTATTCCCGATTCTCTTTAATTGCCATTTTTGTCTCCTTTCTGCGCAAGCTCGGAAATGGAACCGGGCCGCAAATAGTTGTAATAGTATAAAGGCATGTCCCATATGGCCAGCCGTGGTCTCTTTTCCATCATTTCCCTGTGAAAGAATGAATCTGAGATGGAATAAACGTTTGGAAACCTTGTTTCTCCGATAAATTCACGCCGCCAGCACTTGTTCCAAACCGCCGGCCACGTATAACCTCTGTTTCCCAACGGATGTGCATATCCAATGTGCTGCCAGATAAAAGAAAAGCAAAGCACGTCGCAATCAGCGTGATCAAGTCTCGCCGCAAGGATCTCCAGGACATATTCATGAATCCACCAATCATCATCGTCCATGAACAGGATCCATTCTCCCCGCGCTTCATCAATGCCCTTGCTTCTCGTGGGACCATCACAGCCATAATCAACGGTTATGATTCTTAACTCTGGCTCCACATCCCACAGATCCGCAACGACCTCTGAGGTTTTGTCCGTGCATCTGTCGCAAACAACTATAAGCTCATAGTCCTTAAAGGTCTGAGCCTTGATACTGTTGATTGCTTTCCCAATGTATTTCTCCGCATTGTGTGCCGGAATGATTATGCTAAATCTCATTTTATGTTCCACCAATTTATTGCGGCTTCTGCCGTGCGTCCAAGCAGATCAGAGTAACTTCCCTCACGCAAAAAGTTGTAATAATACATGGGCATGTCCCAAATGTCAAACTTGGGATGCTTCTCCATGATTATCGCGTTAAAATACGAATCGCTGTCAGGTCGTATGTTCGGAAATCGGCTGTCTCCTATGAAGCTTCTCCTCCAGCACTTGTTTGTGCAATGCGGGAACAGCTGTCCGTTTCTGCCGGATATGGGATGAACCACGCCAATGTGTTTCCATACCATGTCAAAGCAAATCGCATCGCAATCGTTGTCTATGGTCCTTTTCATCAGCTGTTCAAACACAAATTCATGCAGCCACCAATCATCCGCATCAATAAACAGGATCCATTCGCCTGTCGTGTTCTCAATGCCAATGTTGCGGCCAACGCCTTCGTTGTGTACTTTAGCCTCTATCACCTTCGCACCATAACTTCTTGCGATCTCTGCCGTTTTATCGGTGCAACTGTCAGCAATAACAACGCACTCGTAATCCTTAAAGCTCTGCGACACGACCGAATCCAACAGTTTTCCAATCGTATCCTCTGCGTTGTATGCTGGAATTATGATACTAAGTTTCGGCTCTTTATCATTCATTCATCTTCGTCCTTCTGTTCATCAACTGGAGCTGCGTCAAGTCTCATGATCATTACGTCACCGCCCTCAACAGGACTCATGTTGCATGCTTCACGCCACTCGTTCACCGTCATGCCGCCGTACTGAACAACGGTTGCAAACATTTGAATCTTCTTTGCCAGGGATGCAAACTGCAATTTGTTGGCCTCGAACACGATCCAGTTGTTTTCGTTCTTAGGCCAAAGCTTTGTGGTAAGCTCCGTGGAAAGTGCATTCAGGAACGGCTCAATCTTCATCTCGTAGAACACTTCAATCTCGTCTGGAGTCATGGAACTTGTCACGATCTTCTCATTTACTCCAAAATATCTGTAAATGTTCTCCCGGTATTCCTTCATCTGATTCGCGTCAGCTGTTACCGGCTCCATCTTGATCGGCGTGAACTCTTGCGTAGCGTCCAGCGCTGCAATGCCCCCGGAATTTTCAAGGGAAAGATAGTCCTTAACGAAGTTTTCTTTCTGTCTCCTAATGTCATCAGGATTCAGCATGCCCTTTGTATTCTTCAGGAGACCTCTGAGGTTGGCCGTTGCCTTGATCGCGTTTTCATTTCCCTGTTCCGCCGTGTTTAACAGCTCCAAGGATTGCAAAATGGCGTTGTTGTCATCTCCGGCAATGTCGCTCGTGTTGTAGTCCTTGCGCACAACGGCAAGATCAGCCCACGGAGCAACAAGCTTTCTGCCCTCCGTAAACTCGAATCTGATGTAAATTTCATCGTTATACAGAAGCGCCTCAAAGGATTGATAAGGCACTGGATAAAATCCAATGGGAGCCAGGCGCTCGTCTTTGTAAATCAAGATAAAACAGTTGTTATAAAGCTCATACCTGGTGCGCACCTTCTGGAGAAAATCCGCCTGTGACATATACACGTTGGGCCGTCTCATGATTCGCTCAATCGTTGCCTTGTTAGAGCGGCAATTTGCCTTGCTCGTGAATGATGTCAGCGGCCTGATGCTCTCGCGTACCACATCAGATTTCCACTGATCTCCACCAAAATTGTAAAATCTCGCCTGGTAAGATCCAAGCTCGCGCAGCACGGATGCACCTTTCTCCTCGGTTTTCTGTTTTTTCTTGAAAATGTCCAGTAAATTCATTTTTTCACCTCACATATGGCATGTACTCATCCAAATGCTTTACATACCCTACCCATGCATTCAGTAGGGAGACCATGCCGTCTATTCTTCTGTTTGCCTGGATTTTTACGGGCTGGATCATTTCTATTGAATCTGATTTTGTTGACTTTTGGGCCGTGTTTGCCAGACACCACCGAAGGATCGGATTGTTGTTATAAATTACCAGATGTTCGTGGAAAGCAGCCTGCATTTCCCGCATCGGCTGATTCCACGTGTATGGTCCCTGCGCCGTTTTTTCCATGTCGAAACCTATGTTTTCCATCTCTGGCACCCAATATCCAGACAAGGCACGGTCGTAACATACCCATAGTGGCCGGATGTCGTACAGGTTTACCATGTCCGCAAACCACTGAGTCACTTTTGAATAATCCACCGCTGCGCCTTCATTGATCGTTAGCCAACCCTGCTCTGCCCAGAGCTTGTATGGTGCTTCCTTCGACTGTGTTTTTTCCAGCTCGTCCACCTTGACCTGCGGAATGAAATAGTGCTGCAGGACATAGATTTTCGGATTATCAGGCTTTCTGATCAGGAGCGTAGCGCAGGTCAGATCGCTGACTGCCGACAGGTCGCATCCTCCGATCGCGTAGGATCCCTGGATTTCCTCCATGGAATAGGTTTCTTCGTTGACCAGCTCTTCAAAATTCAGCCATGCCTTAAACTCTGTCTCCGACAAGTTAAAGTCTTTTGTCATGACCGTCGGTCTGAAGCTGGAATCATGCTTCGCCTTCTCCACATTGTTCCGAAGCGTTTCGATCTTCTTGATCCTGCCGAGACCCGGATTTGCTTCCGGCCAGTGTGCCGGATCCGTCCATGTTTCCCTGTCGTTGAGCTCGTAGATCAGTGGAAGGATCGTGTAATCCATGAGCGTCCCCAGAGCTACCTGGGACGCATAGGCATAATGTGAATCAAAAAATCCTTCTCGCACAAAGCCGTTTGTCGTGATCAGCCAGGCAAGCGGCTGGTCTCTCATGGACTGTCCTTGCACCATGACATCATAAAGGCTCGAGTTTTTCATGGCGTGCAGCTCATCAAGACTAAAAAAGGACGGGTTCAATCCGTCCATTGTGCTGGTATCTGATGCCAGGCATTTTATCATCCCCATGTTTCTGGAGCAGTAAATGTCCGACTGTCTTTTTTTGGTAATGGCCTTCAGCTCTGGAGACTGTAGCCTCATGTTTACGCATTCAGTGTATATCAGGTTTGCCTGGTCTTTTTTGTTTGCCGTGCAGTAGATCTCCGGGCCGTTCTCAAAATCATTCAGGAGCATGTCCCATTCCACTGCTGCCGTTTCCGTGCTTTTGCCACATTTTCGACCGCGCACGTCAAACACTTCTCTAAATCGCCGAAGGTTTGTTTCCTTCTCCAGCCATCCGAAGGCCAGCTGGATCTTTGCCTTCTGAAAGAGCTCCAGTTCCATGTTGTGTCCTGCAAACTTACCCTTTGAGTGCTTGCAGAAGCGCTCGATGAACTCAATGTGCCGCAGTCCTTCCTCCTCGCTGAAGTAGTACGGGAAGTCTTCCGGCGGGTTGTCCATCCATCCGCACTCTCGCTCATACACGACGCGGACCTTTGTAGAGACAACTTCCGCGCCGCTCTGGATCGCGGCCAGGTACATCTTGGGATAATTCATTTTCTAGGAGACCTTGATCCACCGATGAAACTCAGGATCTCCTCACCCGCCTTGGAGGTCTCCTGTCTGGGGATCAGATCCGTGAGCTGCTTGATCACTGCCGCATAGCTCTTCTGCATCTGCAGGTATGCCTGGGCTTCGACGGATGATTTTTTCCCGAACTGGTTGGCACCGTTCTTATATTCCTCGCTCCACCCGTTTTCCTCCAGGTGCCCGCGAAGGATCTCCAGCTGCTCCGCCATGAAGCAGGCATCTGCCACCAGCCCCTCGGTGATTTTTTGCAAATCCTCCGGGAGTGCCGCCGTAATTGATTTGATTTTTTTTAATTCTTTTTTTGCAGAAAATTTCAGTCTATTCATGTTTTTTTCACCTTTTTTCAGAAAATACCACACCCTCCCACGCACTTTTCGGTGGATTCGATTGTGG